CTCCTCTTGTGTAACTACTCCTATAACAGCTACATCCGGTGTTAATTGTGATGTTCCATTATGAATGCCTAATATTTTCCTATCAATACAAGTGTTATTATGTATTATAGGACATCCTGAGTCTCCTGCTCCTGGTTTCACTTTCAAATCTGTTGTTGTTAGATTGTAAGTCCTTTTGTGTTGTGTTGATGTTGAAATGTCGATGTTCATCCATTCAGTTGTGTGTCTGTGTTCTTTCCCGTCTTTGTTGCAATCTCTATTACAGACTAATAAGGCTTTTGCTCGTACATTTCCAAACTCAGCATCTGCATACTTGAGGTCTGATTCCGTAATAAAATGTTTCAGTGATGATCTTAACATTCTAGTGTCTTTGAGTACTACGATTGATGCATCACAGTCTGGTATGTGCACAATCTGTCCTACATTGACTTGTCGCCATGCTGCTACAGGATCTACTTGTATTTTGGCAACATCGCTCACTTTTACCATTGTAGCATCTTGCAAATACTTTGCCGTGTGCCTATTGACTAAATAGGCATACCCTTCTAGTGCAATTCCAATTCCGTTACATAGTTGTGTCTTTGTTAAGATTGATAATTTAATCATAGACTTATAGACATGCATATCATCGTGCAATTCCGTGACTTCAGCATTGTTGCAATAGGCCTCAGCAGCTTGTTTCCGATTTGTCCTACTTTGTTTTGAATAGGAGACATTATTATCATATGTTTGGCGTGGAGACAATAACTTACCTAGACCTGTCAACATTCCAAACATTACAAATAATGAGACTGTTAAGATTGCACCTTGAACGATAGACTGCGAAATTATGTTATATAATTTGTCATATATAACCTTTAATGCAAAAAAGACTCGTTTTCTGATGTCTGCCATCTTCACTCTCATTTTGTCCAACAGGTGCCATTTCTTGTCGTCAACATTTGCTTTAGATCTGCCAATTCTGATTTTAGCTTTAGCTTCACCTTTCGTATATGTGGAGATATTTACTAAGTGATATAAGACATAGGGGTAGTTGGTCTCGTCAACATTACCACTATAGACTGCTCGATCTTTTCCGTCCAATTCCGTTACAAATACTTTCTCCCAATCAATATACCTTCCATCATTATGACTTCTCTGTTTGTTGGGTATAGTTTGTGGAACGTGTGTTGTCTTCCGTCAATTACTTTGC